AAAAGAAAAAAATTAATAGTATCAGGATGTAGCTATACTGATAATTATGCTGCACAGCAAAGTCTGGAAGAGATTCCTCTCTGGTCTGAAGTCCTTGCAGAAAGATTGGATATGGACTGCATTAATGTTGGAAAAAGTGCAGCTGGTAATAAAGCAATATTCGGCACACTCACTGACAAAATGCTTACAGAAAAGAATGTTGGATTAGTAATTCCAATGTGGTCCGAGGTACAGAGAGTTTCCTATTATTCAGAAAAATCCAATGATTGGAAGAGTTGGCATCCTGAGAGAGAAATCCTCAATGCAGACTGGCACGATAAGTTCTATGAGGAAAATAAGGATGGAAATCCTCACAAAAAAGAACCAAGATATCATTTGAGTATGGAGTTGAGAAAGAATAATCTGGATAATATGACAAGCGGAATAAACGATTCTCTAAGACTTTATTTTTCCTTTCAAAGTATATGTGAAGCTTCCTCTATTCCTTATCTACAAATACAAGGGCCTCTACCTATAATGGGAAAGAAGGATAATAAAAATCGTATAGATTTTTGTAAGCATATCATAAAAACTCCTTATATACAGTTTATGGACGATAAAAAATTTCTGGGCTGGCCCACGATGCCGGAAATTGGTGGATTTAATGTTGACAGTTTTTTAGATGACATAGATAAGAATAGAACAAAATATAGAATAGATGACGGAGATACCCACCCTAATGCTGAAGGTCATTCTATTATAAGTGATATATTGTATGATGCATATAAAAAGAATTATTCTAAAAAGTAAACTGTATTTGTCTACTCTGTTTGTACGAAAATTGTCACAAAAAGAAGATATAATATATCAACTAAATGACCCAGAATTTAAAAAACTACCCAAAGAAGAACAAGCAAAACAGGTTCAATTGGATTGGAAAAGATTTATGGAAGAGAATTGATTATAAATATGTAGAAAGGATATAGACATGGCAACACCTTCTACCAAAGCTACCTTAAAAAGTTATGCTCTTAGAGCTCTTGGATACGGAGTTATTGATATTAATATCTCTGATGACCAAGCAGATGACCGTCTGGATGAAGCACTTCAGTTTTTTGCACAGTATCATTATGACGGTATAGAAAGAATGTATCTCAAACATTTGATAACAACAGCTGAAGTGACAAGAGCAAGAGCAGATGCATCAACTACAGCTACAGATAAATTGGACACCGACATAACTGCTACATGGAAAGAAGGTACAAACTTCATTCCTGTTCCTGATGCTATTGTTTCTGTAGTACAGGTATATCCATTTACAGGTGGTGTATCAAGCAGTAATATGTTTGATGTCCGTTATCAATTACGGTTAAATGATCTGTTTGATTTTTCTTCAACTTCATTAATTCAATATGAAATGACAATGCAAAATATTGATTTAATAGAACATCTTCTTGTAGGTGAAACTCCAATCAGATTTAATCAGCATCAGAATCGTCTTTATATAGATATGGATTGGGAAAATGATGTAACGGCTGATGTGGATTATATTGTCATAGAATGTTATCGTAAACTTGACCCCACATCATATACAGACATATATGATGATTTTTATTTAAAAAGATATGCAACTGCACTTATTAAAAAACAATGGGGATCAAATCTTTCCAAGTTTAATGGTGTTGCTATGTTAGGCGGAGTGACCATGAATGGGGAAACTATCTATACTCAAGCACAAGATGAAATTATAAAGTTAGAGGAACAGATTCAGTTAGCATTTGAATTGCCGATTAATCATATGATAGGATAAAAAATGGCAGTTAACTCAGCATTTCATACAAGTAATTCTGCAGCTATTGCAACAGAAAAAACTTTATATAGTAATTTGGTTGCAGAAGCAATCCAGATTTATGGCCATGATGTTTATTATATGGATCGTACTCTTGTAAATGAGGATACTATTTTAGGAATAGATCCTCTTTCCAAGTTTAAGGATGCAGCAAAAATTGAAATGTATATGGAAGATGCAGATGGAGGATTTGCTGGAGAAAAAGAGCTTATATCCCAATTTGGATTAGAGAATTTAAGTGAAGCAACATTTGTTGTGAATAAGTTGCGTTTTCAAGAGATGACCAAACAAGTTACTATTGAAAGCGGGACTTCTTCAGAAGAAGGTGGTTCCATATTATTGGAAGCAGGAACCATTGATATGTCAACTGATGCTATTGTATTTGAAGGTTCTGATTTTTATATACTACAAGAGGTTACAGCAACCGATTCAGATCGGCCTTTAGAGGGCGATGCACTTTATCATCCCATTCTTGAAAAAATGTTTCAGATAAATTTTGTTGACCATGATGAACCCTTTCATCAGCTAGACAATAATCCAGTATATAAATTAAGATGTCGTCTATTTGATTATGGTATGGAGGCACTGGATACTGGTATCTCTGATATAGATGCAATAGAAACAACCGAAACTCTTGATGCTTTAATTTATCAGTTTACATTAGAACAATCTTCAGCAGTAAATGAAGACATAAGATTGGAAAATGGAATTACTGATGCCGGATTAGCTTTGTTAGATGGAACTGATCTTAACTTTGAAAGAATAGTTCTCAGTGGAACTGATTTTAATTTTATAAGAGTTCTTCTTAGTGGAACAGATGCCAGTTCAACTAATGCTGGAGATAATATTCGTCTAGAAGGTGGAGACAGTTCTGATGGTATTCTTTTAAATGAGACTTCTGTAACTGAACCATTAAATTCTGAAAGTAATATTAGACTAGAAGCTGGCAATTCTTCTGATGGCACTCTTCTGAACGAAGATTCAACAGCCAGTACTTCAAATGCTGGAGATAATATAAGCGGTGAAGATGACACAACTTCAGTAGGTGAGAGTATTATACTTGAACAACCAGCAGATAGTGGCGATTCCGCATACTTACTGAATGAGGACTATATAGTAGGAGACTTTAGCACTGATACAACAACGCAAAATGAACTTTTTGAAGTTCAGAGTCGTTCTGTGTTAGATTTTAGTGAATCGAACCCATTCGGTGATGTAGGGAGTAACTCATAATGCTTGGACAACAGTTCTACCATGAAACCATAAGAAAGGTCATAGTTTCTTTTGGATCAATGTTTAATAATATTAATTTAGTTCGTAAAGATAGTTCTGGAAATATATCTCAATCCATGAAGGTTCCTCTTGCTTATGGCCCAAGAGAAAAATTTCTTGTTCGTTTAAGAGAGGATGCAGATTTATCTAAAACAGTTGCTATTACTTTACCAAGAATTGGTTTTGAGATAACAAATTTAGCATACGATCCAGGCCGTAAATTAAATCGGGTTCAAAAATTTAAAAAGGTAAAGGGTTCTAAAGCAACACAACTGGATACACAATTTATGCCAGTCCCTTATAATATTGATATTGAATTATATATTATGGCAAAACAATCTGATGATGCGTTGCAGATAGTGGAACAAATTCTTCCTTATTTTCAACCAGACTATACTTTTACAATTAATGATCAACCTGATATGGGAATTAAAAGAGATGTTCCTATAATATTAAATAGTATAACTTATGAGGATAGTTATCAGGGAGATTTTACTACACGCAGAGCTCTTATATATACTTTGTCATTTACTGCAAAGTTTTACCTTTATGGCCCTGTTACCTCTAGTAAGGTTATTAAGACAGTACAGGTTGATCAATACACAGACTTAGAAGACACTTCACCGAGAAGGGAACAAAGATATAAGGTAACGCCAAGACCAGAAACAGCTGAAGCTGACGATGATTTTGGATTTAATGAAACTACATCATTCTTTGTAGATGCACAAGAATTTGATACTGAAACTGGAGAAGATACTGATGGTCCTGGCCGTTCTGGAACAACCGATTAGGAGAACCTATGGAAGCGCTGGCAGAATATTGGCACCAAATATTATTTCTCATTGGAGCAATAATTATGGCTGTTAGATTAGAATCCGAAGTTAAATCTAACAGAAGAGATTTAGATCATCTTAAAAATGAATTAGATCGTAGAGATACTTACGTAGAAACTGTAAAACAACGATCAGAAATTGATATTCACGGAAAACAGATATCTACATTATGGGAATTTGTAAATAAGCTTAGAGATAAGATGAATGGTGGACCGCTCTAGCAAATTAAATGGTAAATTATGACAGAAAAAATAGATAAAGAATTAGGTGTTGTACAAGATCCATTACAGCAAGATATAATTGAACATCCTTGGGTGGATGATGTTGATGTTAAACCTGGCAATATCTCAATGGGTCATGGATGGCCAGTCAAAGTAGCTCCACCTGTCACTGCTCAACAATATAAAAATGAGGAGGATGTAGAGAAAGATTATGAATACCAACGAGAAAACTTCTACAAACTGGTTGAACGGGGTTCCGTCGCTATTGACGGGATACTTGAGCTTGCCAAAGAAGGTGAGCACCCAAGAGCCTATGAAGTGGCAGGACAACTCATCAAAAATGTTGCAGAGGTTACTGAAAAACTTGGAGACTTACAAGAGAAAATGAGGAAACTCAAAGAAGTTCCTAATAATGCACCGAAGAATGTAACCAATGCATTATTTGTGGGATCTACAAAAGAATTACAAAATATTTTGAAAGATAAAGCTGGGGGCGAAGATATTTGATTGATGTAAAAAAGTTTCATTCGTGGTCTACAACTACGTTTGTTTTTAAAATTGAAGATTTGAATAATGAACAAATGAGAAGAGAAATTCTGGCCAGAGAAAAGAGGGAGTTGGGGTTTAAGTTTGACCCAATACAAGGAGGAGGTTGGCAAAGTAATAAGGATTTACTTGAAACTGGAACATCATTTTCTAATTTAAAAAAATACCTTATTCGTTATGTAAATGAAATATTGAGTGAGACTTATGTCGATAGTGCTACAATTAGAATGATTAATAGTTGGGCTAATATAAGTAGAACGGGTGAGTATACTTTACCTCATATTCATGAAGAAGCCAGTTGGTCTTGTGTTTACTATGTCACACCTACAGGAGATGCAAATCTTTATTTAAAAGATCCAAGACCATTCGAACAAATGGATCGATCTCATCATTATTTAAAAGATCCTTATGCCAATGTAATTAGAAAAAGACCATTTAAAACAGGAGAAGTTATATTGTTTCCAAGTTGGTTAGAACACGGTGTGGGTACAAATGTATCTGATTCATCAAGAATAAGTATAGCAGCTAACTTTATAATTGAGGGAACACAGTGATAAAATGAAAAAAAATTTGTTATGGCCAACTGAAATCTATTCTTTTAAGAATGAAATTATAGATAACGTTAAAATAAAAGAAATATTTCTAGAAAAAGAGAAAAGTGAACTAAGTAGAAGTATTTCTAATATAGGTGGATGGCAGAGTGAAGACTCTATATTGGAAGAAAATGACTTTTCTGAAATTAAAGATTTTTTGCTTAAGTGTGTTTCATCTATAAAAAATGAAATTTACAGAGATGATGTAAAAATCTTGTTAGCTCAAAGTTGGGCAAATGTAAATAGATTTGGGCATTATAATTTAAACCATGTTCATGGTAATTCACATTGGTCTTGTGCTTATTATGTAACAGAAACTTATACAGCACCATTATATTTTATTGATCCAAGGGTAAGAATAAATATGGATGTTTCTCACTTTTTTCTAAAGAATAAATACTTTAACACATTGGGATCTGAAAAAAGTATGCCGGGGGAGGTTATATTTTTCCCATCTTGGTTAGAACATGCAGTTGCTAAAAATTCTACTGATAATCCAAGGATAAGTATATCCTGTAATTTCTTAATAAGGGAACAAAAATGACAGAATCTGTCTATCTAGGAAACCCCAATCTCAAGAAGGCAAATGTTTCTCAGGAATGGACAAAGGAAGAAGTTGAGGAATACACAAAATGTATGGACAGTCCACAATATTTTATAGAAAATTATGTAAAGATTGTTTCTCTTGATAAAGGCCTTATTCCCTTTCATATGTACGCTTTTCAAAAAGAAATGGTGGGCACATTTCACAACAATCGTTTCTCGATTTGTAAATTACCTCGACAGTCTGGAAAATCAACTATTATTATTGCTTATCTTCTACATTATGTATTATTCAATGCAACAGTTAATGTAGCAATCCTTGCAAATAAGGCTGCGGTAGCTCGTGATTTACTGTCACGTTTGCAGCTTGCATACGAACATCTACCCAAATGGTTGCAGCAAGGAGTGATGACATGGAACAAGGGAAGTTTGGAATTAGAAAATGGATCTAAAATATTGGCTTCTTCTACAAGCGCTAGTGCTGTTAGGGGTGGGTCTTATAATATTATATTTCTTGATGAGTTTGCATACGTACCTGCTAATGTAGCAGAACAGTTCTTTTCCTCAGTGTATCCTACAATATCTTCTGGTCAAACGAGTAAAGTAATAATCGTATCTACACCACATGGTATGAATATGTTCTATAAAATGTGGGTAGATGCAGAGGAAGGTAGGAATACATATGTTCCTATAGAGGTACATTGGAGTGAAGTTCCTGGCCGTGACGTAAAATGGAAAGAAGAAACAATCAAGAATACCTCTGAATCTCAGTTTAACACAGAGTTTGAGTGCGAGTTTTTAGGTTCTATTGATACTCTTATTACACCAGCAAAACTTAGAACACTTGCATATAGAGCACCAATGAAATCAAATGCAGGGTTGGATCAGTATGAAGCACCTAAAGAAAAACACACATATATGATATCTGTTGATGTGTCAAGAGGAACTGCGAAGGATTATTCTGCTTTTGCAGTTATAGATATATCTCAAATACCATACAAGTTAGTTGCAAAATACAGGGACAATGAGATTAAACCTCTACTGTTTCCCAGTAAAATATATGATGTTGCACGAGCATATAATCAGGCCTTTGTTATGGTGGAAGTAAATGATATAGGAGAA